GGACCCACTGATCGTATTCGTCAAGCACGCGCTCTTGATAGCCCGCCGCGTCCGGCCCGACCTGATTGCGCATTTCAAGCTCGCGGCGCGTAAAGTCGGCTTGCGCCACCGAGTTCGCCACCGTCTCGGCGCGGCGACGTTCCTCGCGCACGTACAGCCCTTGCGAAACGTCTTGCAGCCCCGCGCCGATAGCTTGCAGCCCGCGCCCCGCGCCCGCGCCGAACGCTTCGGGTGACGCTTGCGGCGTCGGCACGCCCTGTGACGTACGCCCGCTCCGCGCCGCGATCTGACTTGTTACCGTAGGAATGCGCGCCATTATGCCACCCTCGAAAGTACGTTGCCCGCGCCCGAAAGGCCGGTGCCGATTGCGCCCATGATGCCAGCGGTCCTGGCCGACCGGCCTTCCATGCGCGGCAGCGTTGCGCTTTCTTGCAACCCGAGCATCTGCAACGCACCTTCGCGGCCACGGGCGCGTCCTTCGAACTCAACACGCTGCGCGTCGAGTTCCTGTTCGACGGCGGTATCTTCGAGGACGTCAAGCGGTGAGCCTGCGAGTTCAACCCCGCTCGCGCCGTAAGACGCGCGCATCGACGCAAGGACGCGCCGGTTCTCGCGCCGCTTGTCCTCGGCGTCAATGCGCGCCTGCTCGATGGCGAGTTTGCGGTTCTGGTCCGCCACTACGATGTCTCGCTCGGCGGTCCGAGCGTTGTATCCCGCCGACGCAGCTTGCGCGTTGGCGGAACTGATCGCGCCAATGGCCGAAATCGCTGTACCGCCAATCGCGAGCGCGGTGCTTAGGCCCGCCGGAAGCGCTGCGAGAAGCGGGGTTGCGAAAGCCATGTCACGTCTCCCTGATTATGGCGTACATCATTTCGTCGCCGCCGTCTGCACCGTAGAACCGCATAGGCTCGGGCGTCTCGCACCGCGCGCCTAGCAGCTTTGCGAAGTGGTGTCCGGCTTCAAAATCCGCAGATACGGTAAGCTCGATCCGTTTATACGGGACGGCAGAGAGAACGCGACGCACCTTTCGCACTATCGGCAGCATATACGGGCCGATGTCATCTGACAAGATCATCCACGCGACCGCCCTGTGCGGGCGTACGGGGATCAACCCTGCCGCGCCGAGACACGTACTACCGCGCCACCCCGACAGCGCGACGTTGCTTTCCAACAACTCTACCGCGCCCGAACGTACAAGAACCGCGTGCTCCCGGCGTTGCGCGGGTTGCGGCTTTAGGTACGACAAGTGCCCCGCTTTGAACGGTCGGAACTCGATCATCGGTCTTGCGTGTGCATTTGCGGCATGATGGCCACGATGTTGAACGGGAGCGGGCTTTCCTTCGGGCGCTTGAACGCGATCAGCCCTTTCATGTCGTAGCCCGGTGACGGGTTGAACGGACCGATCTCGCCCGTGTAAAGCTCGGCGTCCTCGAACTCGTCAAAGCGTCCGGGGTACTCCAAAGGCTCGTACACGAACGCGCCTTCTTGTTCGTTGTACACGCCGACCTGACCGTTGAAGCTGTTCCACACGTTGACGACCAAACTCTGCACGCGCTTAACCTTGCCTTGCGCCGTGCCGTCCGCCGCACCGTTCTCCAAGCGCGGAAGTACGCCCTCGCTGTCGTAGCCAAGCCCGAGCACAATGTTCTCGCCCTCGTACGGCAGCTTAACCGTTCCGTTCGTCACAGTCAGCGGACCGACAGGGCGCGCGTCGATCAGACCGTACACTGTCTCCCCTTCAAGATGCTGCAACCCGTACACCGTATCGACCGCCGGACCCGTGTACCGCAGTCCGCAGTCCACGAAATGCGCGTTCGCAAGCGTCGTGTCAAAGTCCCAAAAACGCGTGAGACGTTCTAGGTACCGACGCGACTGACCGTTCACTGTTCGACGCACGACGACCCACAGCGCGTCTTGCAACTGGTCTTTTTGCGGCACAACGGCCAAGGTGTCAATCAACCCGCCAGCGAGGTCGTGGCGGTGCCAGCCCACCACGTTCTCGTCGCGATTGTACGTCAGCCCCACCAACGACCCGTCGGCGCGGCGCACCCAAATGATGCTGTGCGGCTCGGCGGCGTAATCCATTTCGACAAACGGCACCGCGCCAAGATGGCTTGCAAGCTGCGACATGGACGGCGACTTGTACCCGTCCGCTTCGAACACGAACGCAAACTCGCGGACCGCGCGCCCGCTGCGCTGGACGTAAAGGGTTTGGCTGTCCACGCGTACCGGCTCCACGTCGGCGCTGCCGCGCCGGGTAGCCGGGCGCGCCGCGATATTGCGCGCCGTCAGCGGCTCGCTGTTCGGAGCCGAGATCGTGTACTCTTCGGACCCGGTACCCAGAAGCAGGCCGCGCGCGTCCGACGACAGCCAACGGATGCGGGACAGCCGCCGGGAGTTGAGACGCCCTACCACGGCGTTGTCGTCCAGCACGACGCCAAATGTGTCGGTCTGACTAAACGTCTCGTAGCCCCCGACAACCGAACCCGCAAAGAGGTCTGGAAACTCTTCGGACCCCGCCAGCCAAAACCGATCTTCGAAGAACGTACCGACAGCGGGCCAACCGGTAGTGTCGGACCAATAGCCGAGCCGCCACTGTTTGATCGGCTTCAAGTCCAGCAATGGTTCGCCGAGCAACTTAACCGTGACTTCGGTCGTACTGGCCACGGCTGTGATCTCGCACGAGCGCCACGACTGGTCGCTGCCTTTCAAGCGTACAAGCCGACCTACGTCCGTACTTTGAAACCCGGTATCGTTATTGATGCCTGTGACCGCCGACGCGGTTAGCGTGAAGCTCGCCGCGTCTTTTTCGCGCATTACGAGACGCCGTACTCGCGGTTCGATCAGCCCGTTGCGCGTCAGCTTTGTAACGTTGAGACGATACGCTTCGTACGACGTTTCGTTGTCGAGTTCGATAAAGACTGATTTGCTGCCGTCGTACAGCACGTAATCTTCTTGTTCGTCCAGAACGACCCAATCCGCGCCGTCATAGCCCTCGAATGTGAAAGTAGACGGCGCGTAGTCTTTTGCGGTGTACGACGTGTCTTGGTTGTCTTTCGCGGCGTATACCGTGTACCCGTCGCAAACGAACCCCGCCGCCGGGGTGTACTGAATGTAACCTTCTTGCTCCGCGTCGGACGCCCAATACGTGTCGTCGTCGTTGTCGAATGCGTAGTAGAACTCGCTCGCGTCTAACGAGTACGTGAGATCGCGCCCCAAGAACTCGACAGGTGAGCTTTTCGTGCCCGCCACCGATGGCCGGTTGCCGCTGCCCGCGCACGTACCGGACGGCGCGGTGTTTGATGTCATGTTCGGTATCGCGTTGCCCGTGGCGCTCGGCGTCAGCGTCGTGCTTGTGGCGTTGACCGGCATGTACGGTCCGTCTTCAAACTCGACAGTTTCCAGCCGCCAATCGTAGTCGCCGAACCGCGACAATTTGCGCGGGCGTGCCGTGCTGGCCAGCAAGTACAACACGTCCACTGACTGCACAAACCGCAACGCTTTAAGCTGCGTTTCCGTGTACGCGCACGGCACGTGGTACACCCGCGAGACTTGACCGTCTACGACGGTTTCATTCGGGTACAGTTTGTCAAGCGTATAATCATCGCCGGTCTTCGCCGTAATGTTTGCGATCTCGCCGTTCAAGTTATACGCCGCCGGAAAGCCCGACAACACGACTTGATCGCCGACCGCAGCGCCGAGACCCGGCGCGTTCACAACGATAGCCGCCCCCGCAGAAGACGTCACGTCCGCCGCGACAGCGGTGTAAACTTGTATACCGTCTTCATCAAAGAAGCGAATACGATCTTGTGCGAACTCCAACACTTTAGCCTGTTCGTTCGAAAACACGAACGGCAGCAACGCGCTGTACTTCGTCTCGTCGGCCACGGGGGCGACAAACGCGGTACCCGAGCGACTAATAGCCGGACCTTGCGGTGCGGCGATGTAGTTGACAAGGGACCGCAGAGAGGACGGGTACCGGTCGAGATCGACGCGGCCTTCCAGTAACTCGGAAAACTCGCCCGCGTTGAACGAGCGGATCATTGGCGACGCTTTGGGCATGTCAATACCTCGCGGTCAGAAACGGAAAGTCTTCGTCGTCAGACGTGATGTCTTCCGGTCCGATCACGAATGCGTTGTTCTTCGCGGCTTCGGTGACGGCTTCATCGTACAATGCTTTAGCGTCAGCCTTCTTTGTGTTCGACTGTGTGACGTACTCGACGCTTTCCATGGCGACACGGCACGCCAGCACTTCCACAAAGAGCGGATCGAACTCGGTTTCGTCAACATTGGCCACGTAGGTGATCTTCAAGCCGTCTTCGGCGCTGTACACGTAGCGCCGCCGCTGCGCCCACTCCGTGCGCTTTTCGCGCACCGGGCGCAGACAGTCCACGGGTAGGGAGTATTTGTACGGGCGTTCGACGCCGACAAGCTCCTCGACCTTGGCGAGCGCGTAGTTGTGTTCAAGCGCGAACACCCAACGGCGTTTTGAAATCTCTGACCGTTTCCAGTGATCGTACCCTGCGGCGACAAAGCGCTCCAAGGACGACTGCGGCGGGTCGAGCCGCGAAATGCGAGACGACGCGATCTTCGAAAGACCGAGATTGACAATCTGGACTTGCGAGAACATCGCGTCGTCTCCGTTCGTTATTCGTACAGGTACGCCAGAAGCAGTTCCACGGTGGCGGCGTCCGGCATGGTGTCGCCAAGGACGGTGCCGTAGACGAGAACTTCGTCCATCGAGTAGATGTCGAACTTCAAGCCGGTGCCGACGACGTTGGCGGTGACGGCGGACGAAACGTCGAGACCGTCAATCAGCGCGTCGGGATCGGCGGCTTCGGGATCGGCAGCGCCCGACGGGCGAGACATGTACGCGTCGGTGCCGACGTCGAGGGTGCGGCCCGCGCCAAACGCCGATGTCGTGATGCGCGACAGGTGCGGCAAGATGCGCTTGCGCCCCGGCGGGAGCCAAAGCAGCCCCATGGTGCCGTTCGCGGCCAGCGCGCCGGAAGCCGTCACCTTGCCGTAGGCGAACCGCAGCTTGCCGTGGTCGTCAATCGGGTAGCGACGGTAGCCGTCCGCAAGCTGCGCGGCGTTGATGTCTTTGTTGGTGTCCATAGTCGGTTGCCTCCATTTGGCGGTTTGCGCAGACGGGAAGCATCTACGCGGGGGTTACGGCGCGCCGCTATTGGCGCGCCGTCAAGGTCGTTACGACGGAGTGCCGCTTTCGACGCATTGCAATTTGAGGACTTTGCCCTCTTCCAGACGGGTCGCCCCGGCGGTGAAGGTGGCGTGCGCCTGCTTGATGTTGTTCTTGTCCGGGCGCGGCGAGATCACAATCGACAGGCCGTCCCACGCACCGAAGTGGTGGCCGTCGGGCACCCACACCGGGCAGTTGCGGATCGCCGCCGGGCCGGCCACGGATTCCGTCGGGATGCCCTTGCCGTTGGTGGACACGCCGTTGTCTTCGTACGGCACGAACATGAAGCCCATGAACTTCGACACTTCGCCGTCCACGAGCGGCTTGACCGCGTTGTAGTCCGACGAACCGACCGCGACTTCACCGAGAAGATCGTCGGTCTGCTCTGCGGTCACGGCGATGTAGGGCGTCGTGGTGCGCAGGTTGACGTGACGCTTCTTCAACAGCTTCCGCGCGGCGCGCAGCTTCGCCACGGACATGCGGGTGCCGCCGTGCGCGATGATGTCGTTCGACGGGAACGAAGTGTCGGTCGTGCCGTCTTTGCCGGTCTTGGCGACGGCGAAGAACTTCGACATGATGATCTCGTCCATCTTGCGAGCGGCGGCTTCGCGCATACGTTCAACGTACGGCGAGGTCGGGTCGTAGATCATTTTCAGCACGTCGAGACGGTCGATCAGGATCGCACAGTCGTATTCCGTGCCGGTGATCCAGCGCTGCGTGTGTTCGAGTTCGGTCAGCTTCGTGTCCGCGTACGGCGTGTTCCGTTCGATGAACTCGACCGGGCCGAGAAAGTTGACGACTTGCGATTTCTCGCCCGAGTACGCGCCGTTCGACACGTAGCCCATGAGAAGCCCGCCCTCTTTGTTGAGCGAGGCTTGGACGTTGGCCGTGTACATCTTCACATGATGTTCCGGCACCGAATAGGTTGCGATGGTTTCAGCCATGGTTTCTAACCCCTAGTTCAAGTTGTGCCTGCCGTCCGGTAGTGAACGAGGGGTGTGCGCACTGTAGCGGCCCTCAAAGAGAAAGGGTAGCCGGACGTACCAGCTACCCTCCTTTTACGCGACGATTAAACGACCGTCAAGCGTCAGAGTTTTGCGAACAGACGTTGCATGAGTTCGACCGCATCTTTGTGGCCGGGGTGCTTCGCGTCCGTGTACTTCTGTTGAAACTCGGCGCTCTGTTGCAATTCTGCGACCTTCGCCGTCGCTTGCTCTTTGGTCATGGTGTCGGGGTTGTTTGGATCGCCGTTGCCTGCGCCCGCTTTGAACCCGCCCTCGTCGGACTTGCGCCCGATGGTCGCCAGCAATTCCACGATTGCGGCGCTGCCGATCTGTTGTTCGACGCGTTCGATCAAGTCGTTGGGCAAACCGAGAGACTGCACGGCCCGCTGACCCGCCGCCTTGTTCTTGTCAAGGTCCGCGCCCCATTTCGTTTGCAGCGCTGCGAGTTCCTGATCGTTCTGTTGCGTGATGGTCGTTTGCAGACTTTCGGTCTGTTCGCCCATGTACGCGTTCCACTTGTCGGCCACGATCTGCGCTTGCTGCGGGGTGAGACCCGCTTCGTGAAACGCACTGCGCGCAAACGAAACCATGCCCTCGTCGGGCGTCACGCTCTCGCCGAACTTAAATTCGTAGCCGTCGGGTGCGTCGGGTCGCCCGAGTTTCGAGTAGAACTCGCCCAACTGTTCCGGCGTAGCGTCCGCGCCGGGCAGTCCGATAACCGTCGGGTCGCCGCGTTGCAGCTTCGTCAAGTTGTAATTCGCCAGCGCGAGTTCCGCAGGGTTCTTATACCCCTTGGCTTCGATGTGCTGACGCGCTTCTTGCTCGGGGATCGTGGCGAACCACGGCTGCGCCGTCTCGCCTTCCCCAAGGTTCCACACACCGTCCGCCGACGCCCACGGGGCTTCGACCGGGTGTGCAGCGCCGTCACCGCCGCCCGCGCCGCCGGAGCCTTCGCCCGGAGCGTCGAACACGATGCGTTGCTGGCCGATCTTAAACATGGTTTCTATCCTATCTTATGTTTGTGTCTCGATGTATCTTTTGGCCAACGTGTCGCTATCGAGACGGGTGTATTCTACGATACGTTGGAACACTTCGCGGCGTGCAACAAAACGGTCTTGCATTCGCGGATCGCTATGCCACTGTGGATCGTACGCTTTGCAGAACCACGCAAGATCGCGCATGACGAAATCTACGTCGTCTGACGTCGCGTTGCCGCTCACAAACAGCCGTGTGTACGCTTCTTTACTGCGGCGCAAATGTGCCGCCACCGCGTCGTCTTGCGACAACTTGTTTTCGTATACGGCGTCTTCGGCGCGCTGCGCTACCTCGGGGTCGAACTCGTCGCCCGTTACAAAATCGTCGGTCATTGTGGCCCCATTTCCGCCGCTGTCTTGGCCGCCGACGCGAGCGCGGGCGCGCTTTGCAAGAGTTGCTGTTGCTCTTGCTGCGCCTGTCGCTGGTCGCGCTTTCCGGCCACGGTGTCGCGGTCGTTCATCCACCGAGCGGGCACCGCCATGTAGTCCGAAATCTCGGGGATCGCGTCTTCGAAATTGAAATGGTCAAGCTGCGACATGTCTTGCGTTGCGTTGGCGATGTTGAGCGCCATTTCCACGGCGCGCATAAAGCCGCTTACCTCTTCGGCGTACATGCTCTTCGCCAGCGGCGACGTGTACACGATCTCGTACTCGCCTTGCGCTTCGACAAGCTCTGGCGGCATGTCGGGCAGAACGCCCATTTCGGACAGCAAGTCGGTCTCACGTTCAATCAACGGGCCGAGCAGTTCGCTTTGCAGTCGGCCCATCGTTGGCGACAGCAACGACGCTTTCTCGGCGACACGTTCCATAACTTCCGTCGCGGTCATTTCGGGCGTGTCTGTCAGGATTTGGAACAGCGTGACGAAGAAGCTGTCTTCGATGTCGCGGCGTTCGTCCTGCAACAGCGCTTCGGCCACGCGGAAATCCCCGCCACGGAGCGGCTGGATCAGCGCCCGGCCCTGCTTGTCCACCCCGCCGTAGTTGACCGCGCCGGGTCGCAAGTCAACTTCGCCGTTCAAAACGTTGTCGTCGTGCGCCAGCAAGACCGGATCGACCGCCTTGTTGCCCTGCTTCAAGTTGGTCTTCTTCATGGCCGACGCACCGCCGAGCGCGGCAAGCGCCATGACCGCCGGGCTGTAGCCGTACGGGTCGCCCGCCACCGTCGCGGTGCGCGGCACTTTGTACGGCATCGAGCGGTACCCCATTTCGTCGCCGACGTATTCTTTGCTCTTGACACAGATATACGAACCGACAATCGGGTGGCGACGAGTGTCGATAGCTTCGGGGTCGTAGTCGTCGCGCGGCGTAACGTAATGCACGAACTCGAAGTACGTGTTCTCGTTCGGCTGCGGCTTCGACGCTTCGGTTTTCATTTGCGTCGGGATCGGAGCGTCGGGGAACTTCGACTTAAATTGCCGTACGTTCAACCAAAACCGACGGAACACGGCGTACAGTTCGCCGTCGTCGTCAACCAGCATGAACACGTCACGCAGCGGACAGGCCACGTATTTGAACCCACGCACCGGGTTCAACGCACTTGGGGCGCGCTCGCCGATGTAGATCGGCCCGTTTCCGTACACGCCCATTGACGTGTAAACTTCGTTGGTCGAGACGCGGAACCGTGCGCGCGGGTTGTAGCGGTACTTGAACAGCAAGTTCGACAGTTCATCGAAGTACTTGCGTACGCGCGGTTTGACCCGGAGCGACGGGTCAGACGGCATGAGACCGTGCCACTTTTGCCCGGCAGGCGTGGCGAGCCGTTCGAGGATCGAGACGTACTTCGGAAGACTGCGCGCCCCGGTCGTGTCGTACGCAACGCGACGCGCTGCGGAGTTCTTCTGGTGGTACGCCGCCGGTCCTTCGGTTTGCCATGCCGAGTAATGAGACGGCAGCACGTACGCCGACGCCATGCGCCAGTCGTTCTCGTGTGGCGAGCGAATAGACTTCGCTTGCTCGTACAGACGGATAACGTCGTCGGGTTGCTGCCGCGCCATGTGGTTACGTCCTTGCCGATCCGCCGAGGAACCGGATCGCCCCGGTGCCGCCCTCCGTGCCGCTGCCGCCGGTCAGCATGGTCGTAGCGCGACCGCCGCCCCGGAAAAACCGCGACCGCTGCGCTTCGGCGAGTGCTTGCGTCTGCGCGTCCGACCGCTCGGGCGGCGGGGGCAGCGGGTCCGGGTACCGGACTTCGGGCATTTTGGGCGTGCTCACCATGGCTGTACCTCACATCGCGAGTGGATCATCTTGCAGTTTTGCCAGTCGGCCACGGGTGGCGGATCGTAGGTTGTTGCGGTCTCGACGCGCAACCGACACGGCAAAGGTCAGCGCCAATGTATCCGCCTCGTCGGGCGATGGCAAGCCCCGCTTCTTCATGTCTTCTTTCGCTTCGAGTTTGATACGCTGTTCGTGCCGGTCGAGCGTGTACATGATCGAGATAAGCTGCGACCGTAGCTCGGGGTCTGCCTCCAACACGCCTTGGTCGTATATCCAGTCCCGCATTGCCGCCCAATACTCGGCGCGTTTGTTGACGAAATGCTCGTGCGCTACCGCCGCACTGCCGGGATGCACTTCATGGATGCGATACCCCTTGTCGCGCAGAATGTCGATTACGCCCGCGCCCGGCCCTGTGCTTTCGATCACTACGGCGTCGGGGCGTTTGGCGTTGATCTCGCGTGCAGCGACTTCGGCTAGTTGGACGGTGGACAGCTTGCCGAACTTCAACGCCGGTATGCTGCGAGCGTCGCGGCCTTGGCGGAACTTGATAACGCTCTTGTCGTTCCCGAAGCGCGCAACGTCGATTGCCATGATAAGCGCCGCGCCCGGATCGCCGTACTCTTCGCGCTGCATCGCTTCGTCCACTGCGTCGGACTGAATAAAGCCGTTGAAGCTCTGCGACGGGAACTGCCCCTTGACGCGGACCTTTGCCTCGTCGCTGTCTTCGCCGTACTTCCGAATGATGTCGTTCAACGCGTTCTTGTTCGTGAACGACACTTCGCGACTGTCCACGTGACGGTTGCGGTACATGTGCGCGTGCTTGTCGAAGCAGTCGGCGAACTCGCCGTCTGGCTTTGTCGGGTTCCCGAACGCAAAGAAGAACGCCTCGCCGTCGGTCAGCGCACCGTCCGCAACTTCCCAAATCTTCGGGTACACACCGGACGCCTCGTCAAACACGATAGCGACGGTCTTGCCTTCGTTATGCAGACCCGCGAACGCTTCGGTGTTCGTTTCCGACACCGTGGCCGCTGTCGCCCGGTAGTTTTTCCGCTTCGCTTCCGGGTACGCCGCAAAGCTCAACGCAGTCGCGGACCACAAGAACCAATGCCGGTTGAGCATCAGGTTGTGCCACTTCGACAGTTCCGGCCACGTTTTGTCTTCCAACTGGAACTGCGTCGAAGCCGTTACCGCCATACGCGTATCGACCCGTGTGGACATCAAGAACAAGATGATCCACGACACGAACGCCGACTTGCCGATCCCGTGCCCCGACGCTATGGCGAGCCTGTACACTTCCATGTCCAGCCCGAGATCAACGAGCACTTGGTTCTTCTTGATGTGTTCGCCGAGCGCGATCAGTTCTTCGCGTTGCCAGTCTTCCGGTCCGTCCTTGTCGTGCAGCGGGTTGAACGACCCGTCGGGCAACTGCGGCTCGCCCCACGGAAACACCGCCATGACGAAGCCGTACGGATCGGCGTAGAAGCCCGCGATGAACTCTGCAAGCTCCCGTTCTTTGTCAACGCTGATCTTGTCCGCCACGTGGTTCCCGCCTATACTGCCGCAAAAGAGGATCGAGCAATGGCACTTGCGTACGACTACTACCCTGCGGTTCTACACGCGCTAAACCTGTTCAGTCAAGGTCACACCGTGACCGAGGCGTGCGACCAGTCGAACATCACGATTGCGATGTTCGAGAAGTACGTGCGCGAAAACGACCAACTCAAAGACATGTACGTCGAGGCCGAACGTCGGTCGCACGACGCGATGGCCGACGCTCTTATCAACATCGACAACCACAAGATACACGGGCAGTCCGACCCCAAGATGGCCAAGGTTATCTCCGACAACATCAAGTGGGTTTTGTCAAAGCGCGACGCACAGCGTTTCGGCGAGCGCGTACAAGTCGATCACTCCGTCAGCGTAGACATCGCGATCACTACCGCACTAGACGCCGCGCGCCGTCGCGTCCCTGTCGCCGATCAGTCGAACGTCATTGACGCAGAGATCGTCAGCGAAGACGACGCGATCCTGCACGACCTACTCGCCTAAAAAGAACGCCCGCACGAAGCGGGCGTCAAGTTAATGAGGCAAGTCAGGCGGAAACCTAACGAGCAGTACCGTCTTATCCCACAACACCGGGCAGGCTGTCAATACGCCCGTGCAGAGACCCGGCATCGGCGACCCGCTGCTTCAACCGCACAACCTCGTTCCGCGCGTCGTTGCGCTCGATCTCCAAGCGCGTCACGTCCTTGACCAGCATTTCGATCCGCTCGGCATCACCGCCCGCAACCTTCACGAAATCGCCCGAGCCGTCGTAACGGTACGCCGCGCCCTCTTCCGGCTCGGCGAACTCACCGTCTTCGTCGCGCACCCGCACGGCCACGGGTTCCGGCTGCAACAGCACGTGAAGCACCGCGTCGGCCTTCTCGTCGTCGCTCAACGCTTCCCATTCGTCCACGTCCAGCCCGGACCGTTCGAACGCCACGCCCTCGGCATCGCCCCACGCCCCGGCGTCCCGCATCGCCCCGACGCGCTCTTTCACGCCCATACCCGGCAAGCTGCCCTGCCCCTCTTCCAGTTCCGTGATCTTCGCCCGAAGCTCCGCATTCTCGTTCGTCAGTTCTTCCTTGGTCGGCATGGCCGTATCTCCTATGTCAGCTAACAGGCCACGGGTATCGCGTTCGGCCCTTTCTGTCAATCAGCGAAGCTCGCGGTTCGGCGGTTGCACACTGTGTGCAATTAGGACGGGTAGGGTGGGAGTGTGTCGGTTGCACACTGTGTATAGTTAGCCGTCTAGTCGCTCATTGTACGTTTAGTTGCTTATTGTACAAATTGTGCAATTTATTTTTGAATACGTGTTGGACGTATCGGCCTTTGCGGGAGACCAGCGCGGAACGCACATCGGCCCCCTACCCCCGGTGCACCCCCTCCCCCTGCGCGCCGCGCCGCGCCCTCAATGCTCAATCCTCACGCAACGGCGCAAGGGTTTAACATAATACCGATTATGCGCTTTAAGAATGTAACGAAATCAATGACTTAGCTTTCAAGGCCGGGCGACTAGACGCAACGTCACTACATATTGTGCGCAACGGGCGGCGCTATCGTTAGACGTTGTGCGCAATCCGGCCACGGTTGCGGGCTTGGATTGCGCATCGCGGGCGCGTTGCGCGTTGTGTAAGCGTTGGGAGATTTGCGTTTACGACAATCCGTCCACACCGTCCTAATCGCTTCAAACTGTACAATTCAGACCTACACACAACGTCCTGATTGCACACTGTGGAATAGATGCACCATCACGGCGCGTTATGTCCAAGGGTGCAAACGTGACTGCGCCCCTTTAGGGAGCGCAGGCACATTAAGCCCACCATGGACACTTAGCGTTTTTCGGGATATAGGACCGAGAGACTTGAAAGGGCGGAAAATGACTGAAAAACCAAAACGCACAAGGCGCAAGCGCAGCGACACGCAACCAATGCCCGAGACGCTGCACAGCGCGCATGTGGCAGACGTCCTGCAATGGCCACTAGGTGCAATCAAGACGGCGCAGGCGGACGGCGAGAACTGGACGGATTGCGTCTTGATCTTGATTGACTCGATCAGGCTAGGCGGACGCTACAATTCGCGGCGCGTACGTTATGACGGCGCGTTCTACATCATGCACAACGGGCGGCGCGTTGGCATAGGCGGCGCGTTGGCGTTGCGCGTGCTAGACGTCGCGTCTCACGTGTACGGTGTAGACAAGCAAAGCGACAAAATACACAACACGACGCTTAAGGGCTATTGACGGGGCGTTTAGTTGCGCCTAAGTATGTGTGCAACGGCGACGGACTGGCCGCGCCGCGTGTGTAGAAAGGAAAGACAATGCAGACTTACACGTTTACCGCGTCCGAACCGGTCACAAGCCCGGAACAAATTGAAACCGAATTGGGAGAGTAAGACGATGGCACAACTCAAAAACACCGACAAGCTCGCAAGCCTTGAGCTTGGCCAAGCGGTCGCAATCGGGCACAATCGCAACGTTGAACGCGTCAAGGGCGGGTTTCGCTGCACATTGCACGGAAACGGCATCGCATTCTTTAGCGAATTGGACGCGTCGGGCATTATCCGCGTCACGTTGAACGATTGCGGCTATCCGACGGTCACAACGCGCAACGCCATGCGAGACTTTGCGCGCGCGTTTGGATGCACACTTTCCGTGTCGTTTGCAAAGGGCGGGTTTTCGATCCGGTTCAAGAATGCCGCAGGGCATTACGTTGATCGTGAGCTAGAGCGCGGCACGTCGAGCGGTCCGATTGCGCTAGGGCGTTACGTTTGAAAGATAGCCTTGCAGCACGGCGCTAGGCGCGCCGTGTCACTAGACTATCTTAACCGCAAGAAAGGAAAGACAATGGCCGAGTTTAAGATTGTGACCGCGTACGCGTACAGCCCTAAGTTCAAGACATACACCGTTGGCGCGTACGTTCTGGAAACGTTGCACGACGGATTGCCCTGCGGTCACACGTTCAAAGCGTTGTTCAATTACGCAATTGACGACACGCGCGACGCGGCGACGCAAGAGGCTGTCGCGCGCATATATCGCGGCAACATGCGGCATCCGCAAGGGATGGAAATCGAGAACCGTGGGCGCGTTTCACTGGAATTGGTTACGGGCGGCGCGTTCTGACACGCGCAAAAACAAGAGAGAGATCATGACCAAATTTTATGTTATCGGAACTTATAGCGACGGCGCGTCAAGCATCCTTGGCGACTATGACACGCTGAAAGACGCGCAACGCGCGATCCACTGGCAAGGGCAACCGCGCGGTGAATTGAACTGGCACGACAAGGCCAAGACGCGCGGCGAGACGTGGTATTCGGGCGGCGGGTGGCCAAACGAAAAGACACAATGGACGATCTGCGAACCGTCCAACCTTCGTGGGGTTTTCCTGCCTGTGGGCGGGGGTGAACCTATTCACACGTCGCGCGGCGCGTACACCGTCGAGGCGTATGAACGGATCACACGCGAAGCGGTTGCGGCGTACGTCTCCGAGTGACACTCGATTAGGGCGCGTCACGGCGCGCCCCTTTCCGGTTTCACTGTAGCAGAAAGGATAGAAGCCATGACAAACGAAGAATTTTACCCCGGCGAAACGTTTGAGTTTGAGCACGAAGACGTTGCATACGTTGCGACGATTGAACACGACGACATGCACGGCGCGCCGTGGGAAGAGGAGGACGGCCACGGCGACGTTTCGGAATGGACGACGCGCGACAAACTGCCCGGCGAACTTGTGTTGGACGAAGACGGGCGCCACAAGCGGTTTTACGACTTCGCGGGCGCGTGCAAGATTGCGCGCCGCGACGGATGGGGCTTTCTGCCCGAACCCGTACGCGTTGAACGCCGCGCCGGGGGCGGGTTCACGGGCGCGGCGTTGCCTACCTATCGCAGCGGCGAGTTTTCGGTTGTGTCGGACTGCCCGAACCTTGCTTACTCGGAACTACACCGGATGCACCGCGCGACCATGACGGCGCGCCAGTATGCAGCGGGCGCGGCCATGGCCGATTATGACCGCTTGCGCCGCTGGTGCGCGGATCAATGGTGGTCTATCGGTGTTGTCGTACGTCGCGCGGGCGATTGCAAGTGTTGCGGCGAAACTGAAAGCCTTTGGGGCATTGAAAGCGACGCGGGCGAATATGTGCGCGACGTCGCAACCGACCTCGCCGAACAACTCGCGGAGCGTCTTAGCGAAGCCGCGTGACACTATCAGAACGGCGCGCCGTGACGCGCCGTTTCAATGGTTTCATGTAGCAGAAAGGATAGAAGCCATGACCGCTTATCAATACCGCCCGCGCGGGATGCCAGCCCGCTTTATGGACGGCGCGCCCGACGTGGTGAAACGCAACGTTCTGGACGTGTTCAAGATCACGCCCGCCGCGCCGCTTGACTTTGACGTCATGTTCAAGCCCGAACCGAACCCGGACGAATTGACCGGGCTGGACTTCGGTCACGACGGCGCGCGCGGTTGCCATTTCTTTCTGAAACCGCATGAAGCCCGCGCCTACCGCGAACGCAACCGGCGCAAGCGGGTCGCATGGCGCGACATGCCCGAAGCGACGCAACGCGCCATTGTCGCCTATTGCGAAGC